TTATAGAAGCTCAAGCTTTAATAGATTACCGTAAGCTTACAGGCAACTGTGTACGCTAAGGGTTTACCCTGACCCTACCCCCCAAATTCTAGTTTAGTTACATACGCTCGGTTTGGTTTGCTAATATGGACGAGCATTGTCCAATTTTTAAAATTCGGCATAGGGAACACCCCCCGTCATGTTTTTTAAGTACCTAGCCAAAAAATTTTTTATATATAAAATTTTCGTTTTCCTATATACTTCGCTGATCATCACTCATCTAGCATTGGACATAAATGCAACAACTACAAGTTGAGCCTGATTTATCGATACCATTTCCGGAAGACAATTCGACCCTAGCAAACTTTAGGGAACGGGCAGAAGCAGCCTGCAAAACAGCAGATTTATTAGAGCTTGACGTTGAACCCACAGAAGAAGACCTGCAGGTAGCAGAGACTGTTGCCTATGCTGTGGCGCAAGATGAAGACAAGGTAAATAAGAAGCTAACCTCAAAAAAGGCATCCCAGCTAAAACCTGCTACGTATTACCAAGTAAACGGCATCCTTAAAGAGTTTTCGACAAAGGTTGTTGAGAATGCAACTCAGATTCGCCTATTAGTAACAAATAAGTTACTACTTGAGTCAGACAACGAGGACCCTAAAATCCGTATCCGTGCCTTGGAATTACTGGGTAAGATCACTGACGTGGGCTTATTTACCGAGAAATCTGAAGTTACTATTAACCACCGGTCAAACCAAGAATTGATGGACAGTTTGCGGGCTAAGATCCACAAATTGATGGCGCCTACTGAGGCAGAAGACGTAAAAACAATCAAAGTAAACGGGGAAACCGTGGATTTAGACGCAGAGCTAGGTGTTGTGGACGAGGAAAAAACCGAGGAAGTCAAAGATGACGGCGACAGCAAACCAGCTTGAGAGCCTCACCGACGAAGAACTTCAGTTCTTAGCGGACAATTTAGACAAATTTGATGAAGTAGAAGCTGAAGAGACAGAACTCGTACTGGATGAGATACACCGGCGTAAAGAAGCTAAGGCTGCTAGGGAAGACCTAATAGAGTTTTGTAAGAAAATGCAGCCAGATTATCAAGTTGGCAAGCACCACCGCAGGTTGGCAAACCTCCTTATGGAGATTGCTGAGGGTAAAAAGAACCGAATTGTGGTCAATATACCCCCACGACACGGTAAATCCCAGCTTGTTTCTATCTATTTCCCTGCATGGTTTTTAGGCAAACACCCCGATAAAAAGGTTTTAATGGTCTCCCACACGACTGATCTTGCTGTGGACTTTGGACGGAAAGTGAGGAACTTAATTGATACGCCCATCTATAAACAAATTTTTCCAACCGTCACTTTGGCGCAAGATAACAAGTCTGCTGGGCGTTGGAATACTAATGTTGGTGGTGAGTATTTTGCTTGTGGTGTGGGTTCTGCCCTTGCTGGTCGTGGAGCTGATCTATTACTGGTGGACGACCCCCATAACGAGCAAGACATCATCAATGGGAACTTCGATGTATTCGAGAAAGCGTATGAATGGTTCACCTACGGAGCAAGAACACGCTTGATGCCGGGTGGTAGAGTCGCTATAGTACAGACTAGGTGGCATCAGGATGACCTGACAGGTAAGGTTGTTCGGGATATGACCCAGAACGATGAAGCGGACCAGTATGAACTCGTTGAATTTCCAGCGATCTTTAATGAAGGAACAGATAAAGAAACAGCTTTGTGGCCAGAATGGCTGCCATTGGCCTCTTTGCGTCAAACTAAGGCTTCTATGCCTGTGTTCCAGTGGAACGCTCAATACCAACAAAACCCAACAGCCGAAGAAGCTTCCGTTGTAAAGCGAGATTGGTGGAATTGGTGGAAAAAAGAAGAACCACCGCAGTGTGAATACGTAATTATGAGCCTAGACGCTGCCGCAGAAACGCATAATCGTGCTGACTTTACTGCAATAACGGTTTGGGGGGTGTTTTTTAACGAAGAAACCGACGCTCACAACATTATTTTGTTGAATTCTATTAAGAAAAGATTAGAATTTCCAGAATTAAAGGATTTAGCGTGGAGTGAATGGCAAGAATGGCAGCCCGATGCGTTCATTGTGGAGAAAAAATCGGCAGGAACAGCGTTATACCAAGAATTACGGCGTACAGGCATGCCTGTTACGGAATACACACCCCATAGGGGTAGCGGTGACAAATTAGCTCGGTTAAATAGCGTAGCGGATATTGTAAAAAGTGGCTTAGTGTGGGTTCCTGAGACACGTTGGGCTGAAGAAGTGGTTGAAGAGATTGCGGGTTTCCCATTTATGAGTCATGATGACTTGGTAGACTCAACAGTAATGGCACTAATGCGCTTTAGACAAGGTGGATTTATAAAATTACCGAACGATGAACCGGATGAATTAAAACTTTTTAAAAGTAGACGGTTCAAAGGATATTATTAAGGATAGATTATGTCGATTGAAAAAAGTCTGTATCAAGCTCCTGTTGGATTGGATTCTATTGTTGAAGAAGAACCAATTGAGATTGAAATTGTAGATCCAGAGTCTGTAACAATTGGCATAGACGGCATGGAAATTGAGATTGAGCCTACAAAAGAAACAGCCGATGATTTTGATGCCAACCTTGCGGAGTACATGACCGAAGGGGAATTAACAGAGATTGCTGGCGACTTATTAGGCGATTTTGAAGAAGACATATCCGCCCGCAAAGACTGGATCCAAACCTATGTAGACGGTCTAGAACTTTTAGGTATGAAGATCGAGGAACGCACAGAACCTTGGGAAGGCGCTTGCGGTGTATACCACCCACTTCTATCTGAAGCCCTTGTTAAGTTCCAAGCAGAAACAATTATGGAGACTTTTCCAGCAGCCGGTCCAGTAAAGACAGTGCTGGTTGGTAAAGAAACCCCAGAGAAAAAAGACGCAGCACAACGAGTTCAAGATGACATGAACTATCAGTTGACAGACGTTATGACTGAATACAGACCTGAACATGAGCGCATGATTTGGGGACTAGGACTCTCAGGTAACGCCTTTAAGAAAGTTTATTTTGATCCTGCACTTGATCGTCAAGTGTCAATGTTTATCCCTGCAGAAGACATTGTTGTTCCGTATGGAGCCTCAAGTTTAGAGCAGTCCCCCCGTGTAACGCACGTGATGCGTAAGACTGAAAACGAAGTAAAACGACTTCAGTTTGCAGGTTTTTATAGAGATATTGATCTAGAGACCCCAAGTGGATCTTTAGATGAAGTTGAAAAGAAAATTGCGGAAAAGATGGGTTTTAGAGCTACATCGGATGACCGGTATAAGCTTTTAGAGATGCACGTAGATCTTGATTTACCCGGTTATGAAGACAAAGACAAGGATGGGAACCTAACTGGAATTGCTCTACCCTATGTTATAACGATTGAAAAAGGAACTCAAAATGTCCTATCAATCCGCAGAAACTGGAGACCAGAAGATGACACTCATCAAAAAAGAAACCATTTTGTACATTATGGATATGTTCCGGGCTTTGGCTTTTATTGTTTTGGGCTTATTCACCTTGTCGGCGCTTTTGCTAAGTCTGGTACTTCTCTTATTCGGCAACTCGTGGATGCTGGAACCCTTGCAAACTTGCCAGGCGGCTTTAAGACCCGTGGCTTGCGAGTCAAAGGTGATGACACCCCGATAAGTCCAGGTGAGTTTAGAGATGTAGACGTACCGTCAGGAGCAATTAAAGACAACTTAATGACCTTGCCATACAAAGAACCAAGTCAGGTTTTATATCAACTGCTTGGAACTATTGTTGAAGAAGGTAGACGTTTTGCATCAGCAGGGGACATGAAAGTATCTGACATGAGCGCTCAAGCTCCTGTAGGCACAACCCTAGCAATTCTTGAAAGAACTTTAAAAGTAATGAGTGCAGTGCAGTCCCGCATTCATTATTCAATGAAGCAAGAGTTAAAACTTTTAAAAGAGATTATTCGTGACTACACGCCTGAAGAGTACAACTATGAGCCTGAAGAGGGCAGCCGCAAAGCGAAGAAGAGCGACTATGACATGGTTACGGTCATTCCAGTCTCAGATCCGAATGCAGCGACGATGGCGCAGAAGATTGTACAGTACCAAGCAGTACTCCAACTGGCTCAAGGGGCACCGCAGATCTACAATTTACCGCAATTACACCGCCAGATGCTCGACGTCCTTGGAATCCGGAATGCACAGAAGCTTATCCCGCTACAGGAAGACCAGAAACCAAAAGATCCAGTCACAGAAAATATGGATGTGTTAATTGGTAAACCACTTAAAGCGTTTATTTACCAAGATCAAGATGCGCATTTAATGTCTCACAATAGCTTCTTGCAAGACCCCATGACACAGCAAATGATTGCTCAAAATCCGATGGGGCAGCAAATTGTAGCGGCGTTGCAGGCTCATATTGCGGAACATTTTGGCTTTAAATACCGTCAACAGATTGAACAGCAAATGGGTGCGCCAATTCCTTACCTTAAAGATGAGGACGAAACAATTCCTGAGGAATACGAAGTTCAGTTGTCTAGATTGGTAGCTCAGGCTTCTACTCAGTTGTTACAACAGAACCAAGCTCAAGCTGCTCAGGCACAAGCTCAACAACAGATGCAAGATCCAATCATCCAGATGCAGATGCAAGAACTCCAGATTAAGCAACAAGAAGTTCAGCGTAAAGCACAAAAAGATCAGACAGATGCCCAGTTCAAAGCACTGGAATTGGCTCTAGAAGAAGAAAAAATGAAAAACCAAATAGAGCTTGAGGGTAACAAACTTGGAGCTAAGATTGCTAAAGAGAGGGATGAGCTAGACCGTAAAGAGCAGATAGAAGGTACTAAGATGGGTATCGATATGGCAAACAAAAAAGACAAAGTTGATGTCCAAAAAGGTCAAATAGCTGCACAGTTAATAGCTGCTCAGATGAATTCAGCTAAACAGAAAAAGGATAGCAAATGACAGGATTAGAACTTTTAGTTAAACAATTAGACGAAAAGATAGAGCAATTAAAAGAATCGGTAGTTGTAGGTAATTTAGATCACGTTCAGTATCAAAAACTTTGTGGAGAGATTAGAGGTCTGCTTACCGCAAGGGGTTACGTATTAGACCTCAAAGACAAACTGGAGAATACGGATGAGTGAAACGCTAGACTTAAATAAGGCGGTGGATTTGGCGCAGCTGCTTGATAAGTCAAATGAAGAAAAAGCAACACAACTACCTAAACCTTCTGGATACCGCATTTTATGTGCTATTCCTGAGGTTGAAAAAGAGCATGACGGAGGGATTTTAAAAGCAGACGAGACCCTACGATATGACGAACTTTTGACAACGGTGTTGTTTGTAGTAGATCTAGGTCCAGATTGCTATAAGGATCCAGCACGGTTCCCAACGGGGGCTTGGTGTAAAAAAGGTGATTTTGTCCTTGTAAGACCAAATGCTGGTACTCGGTTAGTAATTCATGGGCGAGAGTTTCGCATCATTAATGATGATTCCGTAGAAGGTGTAGTTGACGATCCACGTGGCATTAAACGTAAATAAGGAGCAGACGATATGGAAAACTATAAGTTTCCTGATGAAGCAGACGAAGTAAAAGACGAAAATAACCCTGTAGAAGAAGCAGAAACTAAGGGTAAACCCGTAGAAGATAAGCTTGAAATTGAAATTGAAGACGATACTCCCGAAGAAGATAAGGGTCGTAGAGCTTCAAAACCATCTTTTATTGAGAAGGTCGAGAAGGACGAATTAGACCTATATTCTGAGGAAGCACGAAGCAAAATTGATGCTTTTAGGAAGTTTTACCATGATGAACGCAGACGTGCAGACGCTGCCGAACGTGAACGCCAAGAAGCTCTTAATGTCACCAAAAAGCTCTACGAAGAGGTAAAACAGCTAAAAGGCAAGGTCAATTCTAGTGAAGAAGCGGCAGTTACCTCGTTTAAAACGAGTGCCGAGCAAGAACTAGCAATGGCTAAAAAGGAATATAAAGAAGCCTATGACGCTGGAGATTCAGAAAAATTAGTCGAAGCACAGGACAAATTGACCTCTGCCAAGATGAAAATTGAGAAAGCCTCTAACTACGCTGAAAATATAAATCAACGAAAGGCTTTACAAGAACAAGAAAATGAAGTAAAAATACCTCAACAGACGGAAGCAGCCCCTGTCCGTGACCAAAAAGCTTCGGCTTGGCAAGAGCGTAACTCTTGGTTTGGTCAAGATGACGAGATGACAAGCCTAGCCTTAGGGTTACACGAAAAGCTTGTTAAAGAAAACGGCATGGCGTACGCTACGACTGACGAGTACTACAAGCGCATAGATGAAACTATGCGTAGGCGTTTTCCTGAAAACTTTCAGGATGAAAAAGTTGACGATGATAAGAACACGGTTCGGTCTAATAAACCGAGTACAGTAGTTGCATCTGCGAGTAGGAGTACTTCTTCTAAAAAGATAAAACTGAATACGTCACAATTATCTATAGCAAAGAAGCTAGGACTAACCCCAGAGCAATATGCCCGTGAACTTTTAAAAATGGAGGCCTAAATGGCTAACAACAGAATTACTCGTGAAGTAGATACTCGTGCAACAAGTGAACGTCCAAAGCAGTGGGCGCCAGCGGAATTGCTCCCTGAGCCTGATAAACAGGCTGGGTATTCGTATCGATGGATTCGTACTTCGACGTTGAATCAGGCGGACCCCCGCAATCTCTCTGGGAAACTAAGAGAAGGTTGGGAACCTGTGGCACTAGAAGAACAACCCAAGTTTCAACTGCTAGTTGATCCCAATAGTCGTTTTAAGGACAACATTGAGATTGGCGGATTATTGCTTTGCAAAACTCCAGATGAGTTCGTTGAACAACGTAATAAACATTACCGAATTCAAGCCGAAAGTCAGATGGACGCTGTAGACAATAATCTTATGCGCCAAAGCGATCCACGGATGCCTCTCTTTAATGAGAAAAAATCTACGGTGACTTTTGGTAAAGGTAACTAAACTTAATTAGGAGTTTTAAATGGCTTATCCTACCGTAGACGGACCCTATGGGTTCAGACCGATCAATTTGATCGGTGGTCAGGTATTTGCTGGTGCAACTCGTCAAATTCCCATCGCTTCAGGTTCTACAACCGCCATTTTCTTTGGTGACGTTGTACGTCTGAACACAGGTGGTACTTTGAGCCGTGTTTCAACCACAACTACTGCAACCGATGCTGTTGGTATT